CAGTCTGTAATCCTGTAATAAAAGATATTGCATGTGCAGAAGGGTGTGTATAGTTATTAGCATTTGTAGCAATAGTATCGAGTTTAGTACCATCAGTAGCTATATCACGACCATCAACAGTACCTGATAGAGTTACATTACCTGTTACTGAAATTCCGCTTGATGTTGTGGCTAGTTTGTCTTGGTTATCATAATATAGCTGAACAGCCCCATCGGTAAGGGCTTTAAGCATATTTTCACCATTGTTTTTTTGAAGCCTAATACCAGTACCATTAGTTCGTAATAATAACTCACCATCACCACCTTCAGAGATATAACTATTAGAACCATCATGGTAAATCTGTAAATCTTGTGAATTACCAAATCTGGCTCTGTTGTTATCTCCAAGAGATATATGACCTGACATTGTATCGCCAGTTTTAGTTACAAACTCTGCATCCGCTTGAGCTTCAGTATATCCATCTAATTGGACTACACCACCCTTGCTACCAATATATCCAGCCATTATGTTTGCTCCAATACACTCACTATAATATCACATGAAGATGCTGTATCACTTGTTACAATTACAGTATCTGCTGCCTCTAAAATAATCTTACCGTCTAAAACAGATAGAGCAGCTCCTGCAGGAAGAGGTACACCCTTAATTAGGTAAACACCTGCGGCTTGTACATCTATGTTTATAGCTGACCCTGTTCTATTTGCTACATTACAACCTATCATCACTGATGTAGTTGAACCTGGTACTGTGTATGTAGTAGTAGCGCTTGTACCAACAGATGCGCTTGTGTAGTTCTTAAATACGTTTGCCATTGTTTATATCACCCCAATGCTATGCTTAATGCTAATGCACTTGCTTCTGCAGTAGCTAATATGGTGGCTTTGTTATCGCCTTGTAATGTTGCAGCATCTAGAGAACCTAAGTTTGATACAAAAGATGATGTTACCCTTGCGTCTATTGCTGAGTTTGCTCTTGCTGTAGTATAATATAAGTTTGTACCCTCTGACAAGTCTGAAGTTGACTTAGCAGTAAAGGCTGAGTTAAATCTCGCCTGTGTGTAATAGAGGTTTGTACCCTCAGATAGATTAGTCGTACTCTTAGCACTAAAAGCTGTATTGAACCTAGCATCTGTGTAGTACAAGTTTGTACCCTCAGAGAGATCACTGCTACTCTTAGCTGTGAACGCAGAGTTAAATCTAGCCTGAGTGTAATACAGGTTAGAACCCTCAGCTAAGTCTCCAGTGTCATGATTGCTTATAGATGAAACTGTTCCAGTGACGTTACCTATAAGATTAGTCGCTAAAGACTTGTTCATCGCCCATCTGTCATTAGATGAGTCATACGTAAATGTAGCGTTAGCACCGTCTACTGTAAGCCCAGCGCCATTGGCTGCACCTGCATTAGATGCACCCTCAGCTACTGTAATGTTTAGATCTGCTACAGATAGGTTAGAAGAGTTTACTGTTGTAGTTGTACCGTCAACCTGTAAGTTACCTGCAACTATAAGTGTACCAGTAGCATCACCATGTGCGGCAGGGTCTATCGTAAATGATGCAGGACCTCTGATGTAACCTGTTGTAACTATATTACCTGTACTTAGTGCATCATTAGCGTCTAAGTAAACAGCCTTATCTGCAGGGAGTGTAATGAACACATCCTTAGTACCTGCAGAAAAACTAACAGCACTATCGCTGTTGCTACTCTCTAGTATAGTTGTTCTTGTAAGTACACCTGAATTGTATGTACCTAATCCTACTTCCCATTCGTTTGCATCACGATTAGAAATAGCGTAGTATGTAGTATCACTGTTGGCAAGGGCAGAGCTAAAAGACTCAAAGCCTGTAACAGCGCCACCCAACGTAACAGCACCAGTGCCAGTAGTTGTAGCGGTTTCTTTTACTCTATCCTTGACAACGAGAGCCATAATATTGCTCCTTAAGCGATACGAATGATTGCGTTAGATGCGTCTGCTGTTGGGAACTGAACAACATAGTCACCATTTGTTGATGTCTTAGTTCCACCAAAGTCAATAACTGCTATAGCTTTATTGCCTTGTGATGTGTTGTAGATTATACAACCGTCTGCAGATATAGTAGCAGAAGACCAAGTAGTGTCATTAAAGTCAACAGTTGCAGTTGAGCCTGATAGTGCAATAGTTGCACCTGCTAGTGTGTTTCCACCTGTAGTATAATTAGTACCAGTAGCCTCATCTGAGTTACCTGTTACTGTACTATAATTAGCTGTAGATGCATTATAAGTTCCTGATGGAGAGTTCTTAATAAGTGCTATCTTTAGTGTGTCTGTATCTAGATCGTGAACACCACCAAGTAACTCTTGCTTGAAGCTGTTGCACATCGCCGTTGTAATAGCCATTGGTTATGTCCTTTATATTTATGAATGCACAAAAGGGCCAGCATAAAAGCCAGCCCCTAAGTTAATTGTTATATTAAGCAGCGTTGAACTTAGCTGTTACAATCGCTTCTGGGCGTAGGATCTTGCGGCCATATAAGTGCATCCCACGGCAGATGTCCGCAAAGCTATCTGGGTCACGGTATGTTTCCACTTTTGATAACTGTTCTGCAGTTGCGACTGCTGAGTCATGTCCAGCTACGATAACACCATAGTTAGCGTTTTGGTTAGCTGAGCCAGATGTTCCTGCGCCTGTACCTACTGCTGGTAAGTTGTTTGACTGATAAACACGGAAGCCGTGAATGTTTGCAGCCAATAAACCATTTTGTAGTCCTGCACCACCGAAGTCTGCATTTAACAAGCGAGAATCTTCGTCTTTTAGCATCTCGATGAACACTGGGTCAAGTACTATCCATCTACCTCTAGTATCAACATTTGCTACATCCATTGTACGAGACATACGTGCTAGTACTTGTAATGGTGTTGCAGTTGATGTAGACATAGCAGTTGCACCTGTTAAACGTGGTGCTAATGGGATCGAGTGATCACCTGCAGATGAAGTTGTGATGTTACCGAAGTCACCCTTTTTCAACTTGTTTGCAGCTAATAGTTCGTCTGATCCTGCAGCGGCATTTGCTTTAGTACCATTTACAGTTGTGTTTGCAGCTGAAGCAGCTGTATAACCTGACAAGTAACGCAATACATCTGTATCCATTGAGTCAGCCATTTTGTATGCTGCACGGTCTGTAGATAGACGCATGAAGTCTACGTGTGAATGAGCCTCTTCAATATCATCCAATTTGAATGCAAAGTAGTTTGCTTTGTCGATAGTTAGTTTGAAGTCAGCGTCAACTAAATCTTGTGTTGCAACTGCAGTACCACGAGCTAAAGAATTAACAGTGATGTCTGGTTCTTTAAGAATGCGCACTGAGTCGCCTTGCCCAGAAATCTCACCAAAATAGTCAGAGTTTGTGATTGCAGAAATAACAGCAGACTTTCTAAATGCTAACTGTGCTTGTTTTGAAAAGATCTCAGATGAGAAGTTTCCGTTGTTCAGGTTGGTGTAACCTGATGCCTTTGTAAATGCCATAATAATTTCTCCTATAGATATGACAGTTGGGGGAAGTAAAACATCATATCCACACAAGAGGCCAATACTTTTCTAGAGTATCTCTATTGCTAGATTTGCGGTCAAGCAGTAAAGGGTCTATACTTTATCGGGTAGTTCTATTAGTGGTTAGTGCTTAAAGTTAAAGCATGTGCAGGTAGTTGATACCTAGCACTGCACATACTATAGTTTTATCTATTAATGCCTTAGTGTCAAGTGTTTATTAGGACATATCGTAGATAAACTTACCAGAGCGCATTGCACTCATGATTTCGTCTTGACGTTCCTCATACTCTTTGAGGGACATCTTGTTAATCATTGACTCGCTTAACATCTTGCTAGACTCTTCTGCGTCTACAACAGTACGTCCACGAGCTTTGACTGAAGATGCTGCGCCTTTGTCTGCGCTGGGCTTCTTAGTTTTGATACCCTTGTCTAGTTTATACATATCTATAACACGGGCTACAGACTTAACGTCTTCAGAGTTTTCATACAAAGCATCCTGATAAACTTTAGGTTGAGTATCTACCCAAGCATGAAACTCATCGTCTGCTCTTATAGCTTCAAAGTCAGGATGTATTGCTACAAGTTGTGCTTCAGCTTTTTCTCTTTTAGCTGTAGAGCGTAACTCTTCAATCTCTTGTAGTCTCTGATCTAGTTCTAAAGCTCTTTCATTAGCTTTTTGTTCAGCTATTGCTTCAACTATACCTGCTACATCTGGGTGCTTACTTGACCATGCGTCTATCTCTTCTTTAGACTTTGGTAGTACAAGCTCATTCTTTGCTGCTTTTTCTAGTTGATCTTCTAAGCGTTTTATCTGTGCTGCTTGCTTCTTCTCTGTTTCAGCCATGTGTCTTTGTATATCACCATAGCGTTTCTTGAAGCTCTTCTCTTCAGCACTTAACTCTGCATCATCTTCCGATGCTTTGGTTTCCTCTTTGGCTTCTTCTTGTTTGGTATCACTTGCATCCGATACTTCGGTTGTCTCAGATCCTTCGCCATTGGGTTCTTCTTCAGGGGTTTCATCACTAGCCTCTTCAGCTACATCACCTTTCAGTAATGCTTCTAGCTCTGCTTCAGCTTCTTTAATCTTAGCCTCGTTACGCTTATGTGTATACGAGTGCATTGTCTCTTCAGTTAGTTGTGACATATTTAGTTCCTTATGTTGGGGTCAGCACAAGTGCCGAGTATCCTTATATTTATATGGTATTGTCGTTATTGTTTATTTCTTTTTAGGCTTACTTGCTAATCCACCTTTAGAGAAACCTCCACCTCGTTTAACTTTAGAAGCCATAGTTTCTTTTTTATTTACAGTTCTTTTGCCTGTTGTACCTGATGCTTTAGCCATTTCTTTAGCTAGAGAGTCTCTATTATTCTGGTCATTTCTTCTATTGTTATCAGCAATAACTTGATTTGTTACAGGAGTAGACTTGCTTTTAGGTTTAGTTTCTTTAGTAATATCCTCTAAATCATCAGGTCTTAGTCTAGGAGTTATATCAGCTTTAGGTATTATAAATCGTTCGTCTATTTCTTCTTTATTAGGGTTAAGCATTTTACCTACACCACCAACAACTTTACCTAAGAAAGAATCACCTACATTTATATCACCATCAGCATTCTTATCGTGTATTTCTCTGATACGTTTTTTAACGTCCATAAACTCTTTACGGCTAGGATCTTCTAACTCTAGTGTATCTAGTTTAGCATTAACACCATCTAACATCTTGTTAGCATAATCTCGTTTAGTCATACCATAAAGAATACCGCCACCAGGTACAAGCACAGTAGATAGACCTCCTATTACAGTATCCATAAATCCACCTACTTTATCTAGTTCACGATTATAAACATCTACACCTATGTCTGGGTCAGACCAATCAACAGGCTTAGGCGCATTTTCGAGTGCGTTAGTTCTGTCATCTTTATCTCTTCTAGTATCTACTGTATCTAAAGGCTGTACAGGTGCTGTATCTGTTGTAGGAGATGCACCCTTAAGAACGTAACCTTCAGGTATATATGTTAAAGGCATACCATTCATGAACTGTGCATATAGTATCTCACCATTAGGACCTATATATTCTTTAGTAACTAAACCTGCTTGAGCCGTACTAGGAGCAGTCATACCACCCTCAGCATAGCCTGTCATGTAACCACCCTTATTCATAGGCTCTTCTGTATCCATCATTTGTAGTTCTGAATCATCAAAAGGTAAAGCATCCATCTCATTTATAGGCTCACCACCTATACGTCCGTTAGCTTCCATTTGCATAAAGCCTCGCTTTGCTTCTGCACGTAAATCCTCAAAGAACTTAACACCATAGTATTTGACTACATCTGCAGGAACAACATATTCACCCTCACTAAGTTTAGCATCAATGTCATCTCGAACCTCTTCTGGTTCAGCACCTAGTGGTACTTCATTACCTGATACAGGATCTACTTCTTGACCTCGTACAGATTTAAATACTGCTTCTGTTTCATCATCTAGTGCCATTGATATTCCGCCTTTTGCCATACCTAATTTTTGTTTGGTAGCTCCGCCTTTGTTACTACGATTACCTGCTGCTGTCTCAGCTTCTTTTATGTCTTTATATCTTGGAAACTTAATACCTGTTTCTTCTTCATATCTGTATGCAGCATTCCAAGCTCTATCTACAGTGTCTTTATCACCTAGAAAAACAGGTTCTTTTGTATCTTTATCAAACCATATAGTAGGTATGTTCCAAGCAGTGCCTTCAGGAGAAGTTTCAGATGCTAAATACTCTGTAGCTTTCATCCCACCTACAGTATCTATAGGTTTATGCTTCTTTGGATCAAAAGGTTCTATACTTAATGCTTCATCCATTAATACGATCCCTCATGTATTTCAGTTGTCTAAGTGTACGTATAGCACCCTGATGTCTGTAGATCTCTGCAGTATCAGATATGCTTTCCATACTTTTATGTTCTTTAGCTATGAGAGCATCCATCTCTTCTAAGAATGCATCCCATGCAGGTTTATCATTTATTAGTGTCTTAAGCGACATTACTACTAAAGCCTTGTTCTCCTGGAACTGGTGCTGTTCCTATGCCTATTTGTCCACCTCCGCCACCAGACGTGTCCTGTACGCCTCCCTGTGGGGCGCTAGGAGCTTGTTGAGCGCCTTCGGGGGCTGGTACACCTTCTGGAGCTACAGGCGGTGGTGCAGGCTGTTGGAAGCCTTTGAGGATCTCTGCTTGTATTGCTGCATCCTGCATAGAGTTAGTTACCTTATCTGGGTCAAGATCCATAGACTTAGCTATCTCACGTATGATGAAGTCCATCTTAGCAAAAGGTGCTAATACAGGATTCTGTGCTACTTGTAAGAACTGCATTAAGCGCTGGGATCTTACTTCGTTAGCCATTAGACTCTCTGTACCTGATGCTCTTACTTCTAAGTCACCTCTTATAGACTCGTCAAAGTCAAACTGCATATTAAATGCAAAGAATGCTCTACCTAGTGGTCTTACAAGATAGTCATCTACATTTTTAACTACTGTACGTATTGAACCATTAGCAGCGCCCATAAGCATAGATATACCACTTGCAGTACGCCCAACGCCTGATACTCCTGTTTGACCATGTGCAAAACTTGGGAAACCAGTACTCTCATCTGCTAAAACTCTAGCCTTATCAAATAGTTGGATGTTTTCTTGTGCTACATTAGGGAACTTTGTACCGAAGATGGCCTGTCCTGGTGCGCCACCCTGTCTTCTAAACGTTTTTCCAGGGTACACAGACATGTCTTGACCAGGTACTAAGTTAGTTTCGTCTATCTCAATAATAAGATTACCAGATAGTGCAGCATTGTCAATAGCCATACGCATAAAGCCATTCATCAATGTCTGTGTATCATCCATATTCTCCGCAATACCTACACCAAAGAAGCTGTAAGGGTTGTGTTCGAAGGGTGTAGCGTAGTATGGAATGCGTGAAGGCTTGAATGGGTTAAGTACAAAACGTATAACTTCACCATTACAAATCCAGATATTACAGTTAAGTTCGTCTAAGTCCTTGTATTCACTAGGTATATTTACACCATTCTCTTCTAAGTGTTCTACATCAACAAAACCCCAGAACTCTAGTACTTCCCAACGCTCTGAATCAGCTAACGTCTCATCGTCAACCATAGCCATTTCCCAGTGTTTCTGTACGTAGTCAGCACCCTTGCGTATAGCTTCCTGT